ACAACGTGGTGGCGGCTGCGCAGGTGAGCTCGCTGACTTCTTCGACGCTGACATTGGGGTCCGCTATAGGCACTGACCTGCCGCTTGGAACGCACATCATGCCAGTTGGCTTGGGATACATAAGCCAATTCCCGAGGTATAAGACCTATCGTGTCAATCTGGAGGAAGCTGATTATGAAGTGACCTTCAATCAGGAGGCGGATCAGTCCGCTCTGGATGGTATGTTTCCATTGCTCACTGACATCTTGTCGCCCGCAACGTCTACTCCGGTACTGGAATTCTGCAATGAGCAGAACATCCAAAGCAGCCAGCTTGACCGGGATGAAGACATTCTGGACTCTCAGCTGTCAAATCGTCTTGCTTTCAATGTTTTCACGTATGGCGACGATGTGTCCGACTTCCGCCTGACGCTAGAGAGCGAAGAAGAGATATGGAAGTGGAGGCAGTTCTTCCACCACCTGAAAGGATCATATCGCGATTTCTACGTTCCGACGTTCAGAAATGACATCCCCGGAGTGAGCACGTCTACTGGAAACACGTTCGTCAGCCCGGACACAGATCTCTTCTTGTTGTTCGGAGATCCTCCAAACGACCGCCGCGCAGCGATTCGCCTTCTGTACCCAGATGGCACGATCCTGTATCGTAACATCACGACGGTGCTGGACCTCGGCGCAACCGAGCAGATCACTGTAGACGACAACACCGTCACTGGAACGCCGATAATCTCTTACCTCCAGCGGGCACGAATACTCGGCGATACCGTCAACTTTGAATTTGAACGCCCCGATGAAGCAGTCATGAAGTTCAAATACCGGACCATAGAAAAATGACGTTTGAAGCCTACGAAACAAGCGCGCTCAGCGAACCGATTGAATTCTTAACGCTGAAGAATGGGCCCGCCATTTGGCACTACACCAATTCCAATATCAATCAAATCATCGGAGCGCGGACATTCGTGCCGCTGGCTTACACGCGCAATGATCCGACGTTCAGCAAAGACACCACGGACGGGCAAATCAAGCTGAAGATACCGTCCTCCTTACCAATCGTTCAGTTCTACGAAACCATACCGTCAAGCGACATATCGACGCTGACGATAGAGCGACAGAACAGAAATGACCCCGACGCGGGGGTGCAAATCTTCTGGAAGGGGCAGGTCGCAAGCGTACAAAGGCAAGGCAAGTTCGCGACAATTCTTGCGGTGCCGCTGACAGGCATTTCGTCACAGGTTCCACGGTACACTTATTCGGGTCTATGCAATTGGTTTCTGTTTCAGGATCGCTGCGGCCTAGCCCGGGCGAGTTACAATCACACTGGACCCGTTGTTACAATCGGAAGCGATCCCGCAATCATCACAGTGACTGGCCTTCGCACTCAAGCCCAAGCGCTCGCCGACGGCAATTCACCGAACCAGCTTTCAGCGCAGGAGATCGACGACTATTGGCTGGGCGGCTATGTTACAAACGCGGACGGGGAGAAGAGGGCAGTCTACGCTACTGACGTTGATGGAGTGCCAGATCGAATCCGTATGCTCCAGCCCTTCCGTAATTTGAGCACCAGCGACACAGTTATCGTGTATGCTGGATGCACTAAGACGCGCGACATCTGCGATAGGAAGTTCAACAACTCGCTCAACCATGGCGGGTTTCCTGACATCCCGGTTGTCAATCCATTCACCACTGAGCTTCCGCCGGGCACCGCTGCCGCCGAGAAGAAAGTCTGGTTCGGGAATTAGATTATGTGGATGACACTTTTCCTGTGGGCCGTATCTTTCCTCATCAGCGATTACTTTCGCCCACGGCTGCCCGAACAAGATCCTAGCGGGGCAGGCGACTTCCAAGCTCCAACAGCGACTGAAGGGCGAAAGGTGCCGCAGATTGTTGGCGGCACTGTCAAGGTCCTAGGGCCGAACACGCTTTATTCAGGCGACTGGGAAGCGGAGCCCGTTACAGTTGAGACCGGTATTGTCTTCAAAGAAGATGAAACCGTGGGCTATCTGTACCGCATAGGGCTGGCTCTTGGGCAGTTCCAAGGCGAAGCTGCCGGTATGACAGCTATCTTCATGGGCGACGACAAGATTTGGGACTATGTGGACGACAACGGCGGTGTCCCGGGGCTCGTGGCTGACATCAACCTTCCGGACTTGTTCGGGGGCGAGACTAAAGGCGGTGGCTTCGTCGGCCGTGTACGCGCATTCAACGGCGCTTCAGGGCAACCCGTTTCCAGCTACCTACTCAGCAAGAATCCTCTCCAGTCAGCCTGGCCTAGTTTCTGCTATGTGGTCATCACTGACTTCGCGGAGACTGCTGGCGCGGAGATTGGTGAGTCCAATGCCTTGCGTGATATCCGCGTTGAATGGCAGACGTACGATACGGTCGCGAACGGCGGCTTAGGTGATAATCTATCACTTGGAAATGACCACCATATTATCGGTCGTGATTACAATCCCATCTGTGCCGCAATCAATGTCGTTACCAATCCCGACTACGGGCTGTCGCTAGGCGAAATCAATTATACCAACTTTCAGGCGGCTGCTGAAACGTGCTGGAATGAAGGTATTGGTTACTCCAACATCATCGACAACGAAGTAGAAGCCAAGGCAGTACTGAACGAAATCGAGAAGCATATCGACGGCTATTTCGGCACCAACCCGACGACGGGGCTCCTCGAGGTGACCCTCGCGCGGCAGGGATATACGCCGGCGGCGGAGTTCCAGGCGACCGAAGATAACATCAAAGACATCATCGACTATGCCAAGCCTGAGTGGCCGCAGACAAAGAACGAAGTCAAGATACGATTCATCAATCGTGAAAAGAACTACAACGACGACCACGCCGTGGCGCAGGATATGGCAGGGCGACTGATAACCGGACGCCCGCAATCAATCACTATTCGCTTCCCCGGACTCCGCACCGCAGCGGCAGCCAACGCTGTGGTGGCGCGAGTGTCACGCACATACTTCTGGCCGCTTGCGAAGTTCGGGCTGGAGATGGATCGCACTGCCTACGCCGTTCGCCCTGGTGACGTTGTGATGGTGACGCACCCGGATATCGCTGCCGTCGATCTGCCCACTCGCTGTACGCGCATCTCCGTAGGCGATCCTGTCAAGCAGACGATTCGAGTGGATGTCGTTCAAGACGTATTTGGAGCCGAGCTTGGCACTCAGTCAGCCCCGGTCCCTAGCGGCCATGTACCGCCAACCAGTACCCCGGTTGTCATTGGTGTTCATTATGCCACAATGGCACCGCGATGGTTGATGGAGATCAACTCCGTCACCCTCGAGCCGCGCTTACTCTTCCTCGTTGGTCGTGATAACCCGAACACCGCCTACTCACTGGGCTACGAAACAAGAGCGGCCTTTGGCTCAGGCGCCTACTCTAATATCTTCGCGCCCGGCGGCCCTATCACTCCATTCACGCGATACGGCGTCCTTACATCGCCGTTGATTCAGCTGAATTCCGCAGCCGTGAACAACGCCACCACCAGTGACGTCCTAGGTGGCGGCTTTGACGTTGACGGCCCGAACCTGTCTAGCACGGTGGGGTCTTACTCACCTACGACCGCTTTCAACGGCCTGGCTATCATCAATCCAGGGCAACCGAATGAAGAATTCGTTGCTATCAAGACCATCACTTCGCGCACAGGCGGCATCACGTGTTCAGCCGTCTATCGCGGGGTAGGCGATACCGCCATTCAGGCTCACGCTCAGGGCGAACCCGTGTTCTTCATTGATACCGGCGTGTATATGCAACCATACGCTCGGCCCGGCGACTTCAACTTTGGTCTAGCGTATAAGCTGGTCCCTATTGCGCAAGGGACCACAGGAGCAGATCCTGGTTATGGGAATGAGACTCAAGTGACGGATCGCGGCTATGTGAAGCCCTATCCGCCAACTGGTTTGACCATCACGTCGCTCCACGCCTCCAACTGGTTTCCACCCGGTATAATTGACATGAGTTATCCGGATTCGATTTCCGCCCCAACCGATTCTGGCTTGTTTGGCCAGATTCTCAATCGCCGGTTTGATCAAGCCAACGCCATCTATGGGGCTGGTAGTTATGACGACGTGGGGGCGGTACTTGCCGTCAACACGTTCACAGATGTAGACCCGACTCTCAACTGGTGGATTTATGATCTGGACGCAACTCCCTCCCCCGTCCAAGGAACCGACGCCGTCGCGTCCGGAACCATACTCGGTCTGAATGACCGAACCAATGCGTATGCAATACCGCAAAGCGAACTCTTTGACAAACTCGGTCTGACGTCTCCTTTCAACGGTCGATTCGAATTCATGTGGTCGAATGAAATCACGCTCGATGAAGTAGTGGCGGACAATCTTTCAAGGCCGTTGTATCTTGACCGCGTGGTAAACTTCCTTCCGAACCCGGAAGGCTACGATGTGGTGGCGGAGACGGTGCTGCTCTTGCACATGGAAGGATTCGATCGTACCACGCAGTTCATTGACTATTCACCTTACGCCCACACCGTTACACGTGGTGGAGACGCGGAGGTTGATACAGACGTCGCTGAGGACACAGGAATGGGACCTGGGTCGCTGATCCTTGACCCAGCCAGCCCCATAGAATATCTTGAAGTCCCAGATCACTCAGCCTTCAACTTCGCAGTGGATCCAGGCTACACCATTCAATGCCGAGTCCAGTTCACTGAAACGCCTAGTGGTGATACACCTCTCGTGACGAAGTGGGAGACATCCGGCAGTCAGCGTCAATTCTGGTTCGGCTTGGTAGGCACGACACTTCAGTTTCGCCATTCGGTTGATGGATCGGCGCAACTTCTTGAGACTACTGTCGCCAAGACGTGGACGCCAGGAGTCTGGTATGACATAGCGGTCACAGTGTGGCCGGCGAACGTCTACTTCTTTGTCAATGGCGTCTTCAGTGAGCGCGAGACGATGACATGGACTGACGCCTTCAACAGCACGGCTCCAGTTCGCATTGGCGCTGACGGAGACGGGACAGCTATCGCTCAGACAGTCAACATTGACGAAGTTCGTATTCTTGCGAAGCCTTTCTATAAGGCGCCTTATACGAAGAACGTGGTTCCATACCCCGGGCGCGATGTCTACCAACCGCTGCTGGCACTATTCAACAATGCGGAGGATCTCGACTCTACCTACGTCACAGAAGATCCTAATCACCAGACGCTCCAATTCTCAGCTCTTGCCACCACGAAGATTGATGCGTCAGACGCCTGTTTTAGCACGTCGCCCCTAAGCAAATCGCTCTATATAGGTGGCACCAGTGGATCCAATGCCAGCTTCGACAACCAAGACGGCGTACGGGTGAATCAGAGCGGAAGCGCGGGCACGTTGGCTCGAAACTGGGACTTCGCATACCGTGATTGGACGATCGAACTGTTCGTGAAACTCGAGGTGCCCCCGGCCTCCCAACCGAATGGCTCGATAGTGTTGATATCAAAGTATAACCGCGGACCGTTTCCATTCCTGGAGTGGTATCTGTATATCACTAAATCGGCATCGCCAACACTAAACTTCGTTCATAGAAGCCCCACCGCGATCGATAAGTCAGCCATCTCACCTACACTGACCGAAAGTCCTTTGAGCGGAGTGTGGTATCACGTCGCCGTCTGTCGCAAAGACGGCATCGTATCTCTTTTCTGGAATGGCAATCGAGTGGCGCAGAACCTGACGGACTTCATTGGACGGGATATGAGCAATCTCCACCCCGCCAACGTATGTCTAGGACGGCTGGAGGTCCAGAACGGCAACGACCACTCGTCAATGCAAGGCTGGCTCGATAACGTGCGAGTCCTAAACGGCGTGGCAGCGTATGACGGAGCCACCTACACTATACCAACCAGCTATTTCGTGCCCGACGATCTTTATCCACAAGCCGAATTGCCGTTGCTGAGTGCGCCCAGTGACTGGTCACCGCTGCACCTCTAGGAGAACGATAGATGCTCACACTTTGGATTGATCCTTCAGACGCCTCCGTGGTCACTCTCAGCTCGCCGGAAGGGCGAATTGTGGCGATCGCAGACAAGTCAGGATCAGGCAATGATGTCAGCGAGTATGGCTCTCCGTTGAGCGGCCCCACTCCAGTCCCCGACATCACACCTTATCCACCCTTGAGCGCTATGAGCTTTGGGCCCGGAGAATTCTTGCGGAATGTCAATGCCAGCCCCGCGCTGATAGGCATGGGAGGTCCCGACTTCACGGTCGTAGTGGCATTCGAGGACGACGGGTCGGACGGTGCTGACGGTGCTTTGGTTTCAGTGTTTGACGCATCATCCCCACTGGATGCCAGCGGTTGGCGCATTGACAAGCCGTTGACGAGTCCTCTAACTCCACGCATCACCGCATCAGTGGGCGATCGTTCCACGAACTTCATTGACGTTGAGGCATATGGCTCCCCTCAGTCGTCATTCGCCGCAGCAGGCAAGGGCGTGGTCTCAGTGGTATTCAAAGACGGCGAGTACCTCGGTGCCTACATGAACGGGGAAGAGCAAGGCTTCATCGAATATACGGGGACGCTTGGCTTCTTGCATGACTTGAATATCGGATTCGTTCCTGGCGGGGCTTCATGGGAGAGTGGACGGATCTACGAAATCCTGTACGCCGACAGCGCAGTGAATAGCGACGATCGTCAGCGAATGGAGGCATACCTGGCGCATAAGTGGCACATGGCCAACGTTCTTCCCGCGGCCCATCCATTCCGAAATAAGGGTCCTGACCTCCAGCCGAACGCAGATTTCATCGCTAATTTTGAAGGCAATGACGCCGCCACGACTTTCACCAGCGAGGACTTTGGTGCGCGTGTCGGCACGTTTGCTGGCGGATCACAGATTGACACCGACCAGTTCCGGTTCGGATCGTCGTCACTGTTCTTGGATGGCTCCGGAGACTACGTCACCTTCCCCCAGTCTACAGACTTTGATTTCGCCGGTGGCGACTTCACAATTGAGTGCTGGGTTCGGTGGTCGGTTGATCCGTCAACGAGTGGTGACACGTTCGTCTCAAAGTATGTTGGGACCGGAAGCAATCGTTCGTGGGTTCTGCAGCTGAACGCGAACAATTTGCGTTTCATATACACCACGTCTGGCGTCACAGACATCCAAAAGAACCAGTCTTGGAATCCTGTCGTAGACAAGTGGTATCACGTCGCCGTTGAAAGATACGGAGATTTGATGTACCACTATGTCGACGGTCTGCAGATCGGAACTGCTCTGGCGATGGCTGATACGATATTCACGGCGTCAGCTGTCCTAGATGTAGGCTCACGGTTTACGACTGGCCAGACGGATTACTTTGGGCCCGGCTGGATTGACGGGATGCGCATCGTGAAAGGGCAAGCTCTCCGTCGTGGAGCGTCGGCGTACCTTACCCCGTACCGCGCGCCAGTGCGAAAGACCCCTTCCACGCTGCTCGCTAATTTCAACGGGGCGAGCGGTGGAACTTCGTTCACCAGTGAAGATTCTGGGGCGAGAGTCGCGACCTTCGGTGGGAGTGCTGTCCTTGATACTGGGTTCAAGCGGTTCGGATTGTCATCACTTGATGTTCGTTCAGCATCACCTGAAGGATTTGTAACGTTCCCCGATTCCGCAGACTTTGACGTAGGCGCGGGCGAATTCACTATTGAATGCTGGGCGTACTGGGACAGCGATCCGGGTGCGACGCTCCAATTCCTTGTCGGCAAGTGGGGAGGCGTACAGAACTCGTGGGGTTTTGCGCTCAGTGCGACTGGTACGTCACTGTCATTATATTGGTCTACGACAGGCGGCAACGGTCCCTTTTCCGTTTCCGGAACTTTCGATCCATCTCCCGGTCAGTGGTATCACTTAGCAGTCGTCCGTGACGGTACGATCATTCGCTGGTTCGCGGACGGCGTTCAATTAGGTACTGGGGTGAGCGTCACGAATGCTCTTTTCAGTTCAACCGCTCCAGTTGAAATCGGATCGTACAGTAGCGGCTTGTCGCCGTTCGACGGATGGATTGATGGGGTCCGGATCACGATAGGGACGGCTCTATACCGCGGAACCGGCAATTTCACCGTTCCGTACGACGCACCAGGCGAACCGATTATCTAGGAGAATGACAATGCAGACGAATTTCAGCTGGGCTTACGTTTTACTCGCTCATCATGAGGGTGGATTCGCTGATCACTCGAATGATCCGGGTGGTATGACAAACTACGGAATCAGTCTCCGCTTTCTGAGGGAGATGGGAATTGATATCGACGGTGACGGAGACGTCGATCAAGACGACATTCGCGCTATCACTCCCAATAAATCACGGGACATCTACAAAGAGAAGTTCTGGGATCCGGCGAAATGTGACCAAATTCGCTCCACGATGATTGCGGCAAAAGTGTTTGACATGGCTGTCAACATGGGTCAAAAACAAGCCTACCTCCTTGTGCAGAGGGCTGTGAACGCTTTAGGCTACAAACCTAAGCTGAAAGTAGATGGCGCAGTTGGAGCGAAGACGCTCGAGGCCATCAACTCTTACGAGCGTGAAGACTACGCCCTGATTCAGAAGGTCCGGGATGAACAATTCAAGTTCTACGACAAGATCATTGAGAAGAATCCTGACCTTGCCGACTTTGAACTTGGATGGAGACGACGAGCCGCAGCATGACCGATTTCCGTCACAAGCTCAACAGCCGCAAGTTGATGATGGCCTTGCTGATGTTTTTTACGGCCACCGCTCTCCTAGTGATGCAGTCGATCGAAGCCGAGCACTGGGTCACGGTTACAATCACTATTGGCGGCGCCTACATGGCGACCCAGGCTTATGTTGATAAGCAATGAGGACGGAGTGTCAATCAGGATGACAAACAAGGCAGAACAAATCGCTGAGGGCGCGGTGGCGGTCTCGGTAGGGACATTCTTAGGCATAACTCTAGGGGAGTGGGACGCCATCGTGCATATCGGTGCCGGTGTCGTTGCTATCTTATCAGGCCTTGCGGCGTTGATTTACTACCTCCACAAGATCCACCTGATACGAAACTGGAAGGATCAAGATAAAGGAAGCTGAACATGAGTGAATTATGGTGTCCCCATTGCGGGACCAAGAACCGCTTTGTGAGGAACGGCAGTCGTCTCGATCCATACAACGGTGAACGATTGCCGCGACTCCTCTGCAATGACTGCGGAAAGACCACAGTCAAGCCTCTCGAGTTCGATCCCAAGACGAACATATTCGAGAAGATCAGCAAGCCCCTTCCGGTCACCAACCGTTATGTCATAACCGCAGCACAGAACGCCACCAACGTCCACCAACCATTCCTCGATGCCCTTCTTCAATACTGCAAAGAGAACTCGGCCGAACTTCTAGTCGTTCCGTTCAGGTACAAGAATCCAACATCAACGTGGAGCAAGGAGGCAAAGTCTCACGACTGGTGGCATGAGGACCTGATCCCGTTCTTGTTCTGCGACCGAGTCGACCTCAATCCCAGCTTGCAACTGCTGGCGGACATTCGCACCCAGCCAACAGCGATCAAGCCACTGACGGGCTTCACGACAATCACAGGCGCCAAGAGCGGCATCCTCGCCCACCCGAAACTCCAGCTTCTGTCAGTAGCCACCCCCGCGCATAAGTTCCCCAAGCTGATGACCACGACCGGCGCCGTGACCAAGGATGACAACTATACCGACACGGTCGCTGGCAAGAAAGGTGAGCATCACCACACGCTGGGAGCCTGTGTCGTTGAGATTGATGGCGATAAGTTCCACATGCGCCAGATCAACGCTCTGAAGAACGGTAGCTTCATCGACCTTGACAAGAAGTATACCAAGGACGGAGTGGAGAAGGCTCCTCCCGCTGCCGCATTGATAATGGGCGACACTCACGTTCAATTCGCTGACAAGAAGGTAACCGATGCCACTTTCAAAGGCAAGAAGAGCATCGTTTCAGTCCTGCAACCGCGGACGCTGGTGTGGCATGACGTCCTCGATTTTCATTCCCAGAACTGGCACGATAGACGGAAACCCTTTGCGAAGCTCGCAAAGCACATCGGCAAGATTGACAATGTAGAGACCGAAGTTCGCCTCACCTGCGATTACATCAATCAACATACACCGCCCGGTGTGAAAGCGCTCATCGTTCCGTCGAACCATAATGAAGGCTTGACACGCTGGATTGACGACCACGACTGGAAGGTTGATCCCTCCCACATGAAGTTCTATCTTCGCACTGCTCTGGCAATGGCAGACTCTACAGAGTCGCAGGAGCATGGCGGCTGGACAGTAGACCCCTTTCACTACTGGGCCAAGCAGTGGATAACCGCAGACGCGGTATATCTCGAGCGTGATCAGCCCTACACCATCCAAGGTATTGAATGTGGTTACCACGGTGACCAAGGTCCGAACGGTGCGAAAGGCGCGGTGGAGGGCTTCAAAGGCATCGGTGCCAAGACAGTCATCGGCCATTCCCACAAGCCAGAAATCGGCGAGGGTTGCTATCAAGTTGGGACCAATAGTAGGCTCCAGCTCAGTTATAATACGGGGCCGTCGGCCTGGCTCCATACCGACTGCGTCATCTACGCTAATGGGAAGCGATCTCTAATCAATATAATCGATGGCGACTGGAAACTATAAGCATGAAATCGATGTCGTCCAGGAATACGGTCTAGACGTCAAACGGCGTGAGGTCTTTCTGTTCGGCGTTGAAGACTACGCGGACGACGAAGAGCCGGGCGTCGAATTTATTATGGCCAACCGATTCATCAAGAATCTCCGCTGGTTGTCAAACATCAATCACGACCCCGTCCTAATCCACATGAAATCCAACGGTGGCTATTGGCATGAGGGCATGGCGATCTACCAAGCCATTCAACATTGCGAATGCCATGTGACGATTGTCAACTACACTCACGCCCGCAGCATGACGTCTATCATTCTGCAAGCGGCTGACCACCGTGTTATGATGCCCTACTCCACGTTCATGTATCACGACGGGACGATTGGGGTAGACGGCACCATCAAGCAGTTCTTCACCGAAGCAGCGCAAGCGAAGATCGAATGTGAAGACATGATGCGAATCTATCTTGACAAGTGTGAAGGAGCGCCGTTTTTCGAGGGCAAGACACGGCCGCAGATAAGACGACACCTGCGAACGCAGATGGACAAGAAAGAAGAGGTATACTTGAACCCCTCCCAAACAGTGGCGCAAGGGTTCGCTGATAAAGTATTTGAGAATTGGAAAGCACTGAAATAGGAGGCCACCTATGTTGATTGGATTATGCGGCGCCGCGGGGTGCGGCAAGACAACTCTTGCGAACCAGATGACCGAGGACGGTTACGAGCTCTACGGCTTTGCGGACCCCATCAAAGACATGCTCAAAGTGTTCGGCATTGACCGAGCCGATTGGGACGACCGTGAGTTCAAGGAAGCGCCGTTGGAGTGGATAGGCGTGTCGCCGCGCTATTTGGCGCAGACGCTTGGCACGGAATGGGGCCGGCACTGTATCAATCCGAACATATGGGTGGCTCTCGCTGGGATACAGTGGCAGAGATGCCAAATCTTAGGCATGGGCGACTTCTTGGTAACGGATGTCCGTTTTGAGAATGAAGCGCAGTGGATTCACGATGAAGGCGGGCTCATACTTCAAATCGTTCGCAAGACGATTGAACACGCCGTGGACAATCCTAGCCACCCCAGTGAAGCTGGCCTTTCCGCGAAATTCGTTGACGCCATCGTGTACAATGACAGCTCAATTGAACATCTTCGAGTGAACGCATGGAGCGCCATCAATTCTGAACTCGATAGGCGGAGCCAAAAATGATACCGATTTCACCCCGTTTGATAGGTGCTGGAGTGGCCGTGGTGCTGCTCTTTGGCGCAGGCTGGCAAGTCAACGGCTGGCGACTGAACGCCAAATTCGCAAAGAGCGAAGCCGCGGCGGTAGCTGCCTTCGAGGAGCGACGCGCTGAATTACTTGCGGAATACAAGGAAAAGGCTAGGCGCGATCAGACCGCGCGATTGGCGCTACAAGAGGCGCTGGATACCAACCGGACCAAGACAGCCAGTTTGGAAGAAGAATTGGCGCGTACCACACTCACACCGACTGCGCCGCATATAGAGCGCGTATTGATACCCGGAGACTGCGATAATGGCCAACCGACTGTGGTTATTGCCAATCCTTTTACTGATGATTTTGTTCGGCTGTGGAACGACTCCGCCGCCGATAGCCGACCCTGAGGTACCAGACAGGGACAAGCCTTTGGAGGCCATGACGTTCTGTGGCCCGCTTCCCCAATTGCCTGCGGATCTACCGCAAATGGATACCGAGGCCGCCCTGAAGGAGGTGATCCGTACCAAGGTGAAAGGAGATGAAATCTACTGGGCCTGTCTGTTGCGGCAGACAGACCTAGTTCGCTGGATCAACGAGGAGTAGATATGGACGCTGTGATGGCATTCTTGCACAAGATAATCGCGCCTATCACGAAGTTGGGAGGAGGCAAGTTCTGGCTCGCACCTTGGGGCAACGAAGGTCGTGGAACGCCTATATACCTGTGGCCGTTTGTGGTGTTCGCTATTTTCTTGGCGCTCATACTGGTTTACGACAGAGCCTACGCAGACAATGCGACGTTGACATGGTCAGCCCCCACAGGATCTGAGCAGTGTGTCGCTGACCCGGCACCGCCGAATCCCGAGTTCTACCGAATCTATCAGCTGATTGGGGAGGTGTCCGCCTCCAGTACGACGTTCACCACCGAGCCGCTGAAGCCTGGATCCTACACGTTCCTGGCCACGACGGTACAGGCAGTGACGGGCGCTGAGTCTCGCATTTCAGGCGCTGCCGTGAAGACTGTCGGCGATCTGGTTGTGTCAAATACTCGCGCCTATACCATTGTGAAGACCGATGATGCGCTACAATTCGTGGCCGCTGGAACGGTACCGATTGGAACCGTCTGCGATGCTTCGCAACCGGTTGGAGGGAAGTACAGCCTGGCGCCTTTGATCACCTACGTCGTGCCCAGCAGCGCTGTGACGCCGTTCAGTTTGCCAAAGCTCGTCTGGACCGCTGAATGTGAGTAGTCTCTGGCAGAAAATTCGGTCACTCTGGAAACGATTTCTGGTGTGGCTACTTGACCGAGGCAAACGCCCCGGGCCTTTGCAAGACTTGAGAGTGGAGAAGAGCGAATGACGACGTTAAATATCAGCTGGACCTACCCCGTGGTGCGTGATGGCGCGAACGCTGTGGCGCTGCCTATCGATCAGATCGCAGGTTGCGAGATCGCAATCAGTGCTGATGGTGGAGCGAACTACAACGTCCTCGGAAATCCAGGATCCGGCGTCGACAACACTGTGACGACGTTCCAAGTGACTGACGCGGAACCGGGGTCTTACATTGTGCGCGGTGTGGCGATTGACACCGACGGGCGTCGCAGCGCAGAGCTGACGGCCAATGCTGACATCCTGGGCGCACCAGGACCGCTCCAAAGCCTGGACGTCACACTCACTTAGAAGGTGTGGCGCTCAATAGTAAACTGTAACCCTGCAAATATCAAAATGACGTTTCCATGGGTGTCAGATTTTGGCATCACAGTATATTCGCAGTATTCAACGACTTAGCAAGAGAGTACACGGTTGAGATATTGCGTCTTTCTATGGTGCGAACGCATGAGAGACAGAAAGCGGTGCGACGCTTGCAGATTTTGGCCGTTACAGTTTACTATTGGACGACGCAATTTGGAAAGGATCAGAAATGGCGAGTAGCCGGAACATCGAGACAGAAGATTACCTGTGGAAGACCGACCCTTACAAGCACCAGCGGAAGGTATTCTTGCGGAGCCGCGACGAGGAAGCGTTCGCCTACCTCATGGGGATGGGGACCGGCAAGACGAAAGTCACTATTGACGTCGCCGCTTGGAACTACAAGATAGGGACCATCAATTGCCTGCTTGTGATAGCGCCCAATGGCGTCCACAGGAACTGGACGCGGTACGATGACTTCAACCCTGGCGAGTGCCAAGTTCACATGCCCGACTGGACGGACTACAAGGCGATCCACTGGGTCAGCCCCAACGACATCCGGGCGCAGCATAAGAAGGACCTCGAAGCGTTCTTTGATCCCGAATGGAAAGGCTTGCGAGTGATCTCGATGAACGTTGAGGCCTTCCGCGATTCCACAAAGTGCCCCGCGGCGAAGTTCGTGCGGCTCCTTATCAACTCCTTCAACATACTGGTGGCCGTCGATGAGTCCAGCAAGATTAAGACCCCCGGTGCGAAACGAACTAGAGCTCTCACCGTCCTTGCCCGCCATTGCACGATGCGGCGTATCCTCACAGGCACCCCAGTTACCAACGGCCCGCTGGACATCTACAGCCAGTTCCAATTCCTTGGTGGCAATCTACTCGGGTTTGATAACTTCTTTTCCTTCAAGCATTACTTCGCCGCCTGGGTCAAGCAGACGTTTGAGGATAAAGCCGGACGAAAGCGTGAGTTTGAAGAGCTTGTAGGCTACCGCAACATAGACGAACTCAACGCTTTGATTGACGCGCACTCATTCCGCATCACCAAGGAGGAGTGCCTCGACCTGCCACCGAAGATCTTCCAGACCCGGTATGTGGAGCTATCGCCAAAGCAGCGCAAGCACTACAACACCATCGCCGAGCGCTCGCTCATTGAGCTTGACAATGGTGAGGAGATGTCGATCCAGAACGTGCTGACGAAAGCCTTGCGGCTCCAGCAGGTGGTTGGTGGCTTCTTGCCAACAGAGGAGCTCGGTGAGACCACGCCCATTGAAGATTCCAACGCTCGCATACTGGTGATGAAGGATATCATTGAGGAGACTGAGGGCAAGGTCATCATCTGGGCCCGCTTCCGCCCTGAGCTGGCGTTGATTGAGCAGACGCTCCGCAAAGAGTTTGGCGCCGACGCTGTCGTGTCGTATCACGGTGGGGTTGACAAGGAGACACGTGAGAAGAATGTCAACGCATTTCAGAAGGGCGTCGCTCGCTTCTTTGTAGGCCAGCAGCATTCGGGCGGATATGGTCTGACGCTCCACGCTGCCAGCGACGTGATTTACTTCAGCAACGACTTCAGTCTGGAAGCTCGACTTCAGTCGGAGGATCGTGCTCATCGAATCGGCCAAACGAAGGCCGTCAACTACACGGACATTGAGTGTCTAGGTACCATAGACTCTAAGATCATCGCCGCCCTGCGCGCCAAGCTCAACCTGGCCGATATGGTGACACGTGATTCTGTTCGTCAATTACTTGCGCAAGCTGCCAAGGCCGCGTAAGGTTAGCAACCATTAGGAAAGGAGAGCAGGGTGGGACGAGTTTTCGTGGTACAGATTCCCAGGCGTCGTGATAAGCGCACTGGCGAGTGGGTTCAGTTTGATATCAGTGTTGCCAGCGTCTACGGGACGTTGGAATCGCCGTTGTTCGGTGAAAAGGGCGCTGAGTTCGTGACCGCTCCTGGAGTCTCAATTCTGCGATCCCGCTTGAAAGATTTCAGCGACGACGACACCATCATGGCAATCGGCGATCCTGCCGCCATAGCCGCAGCCTGCGCCGTCGCAGCCGATATGAACCGAGGTCGCTTCAGCGTCCTGCGTTGGGATGGACGAACCCGCCAATACGTCAAACTTGACTTCAACATCAGACCCTAGGAAAGGAAAGAATCATGGCAGAACTAGACACATCGGCATTGGCCGAACTCGTAGCGCCCACCGACGATCAATTGAGCGCCGTCAGCAAGCTGGCCAATCAGCAGCTGGCACTGGAGCGAGACATTGAGCAGTTGAGCGCTGAACTGACACAGAAGAAGAACCTCTTTGTCAAAGTCAGCCAGGTGGACCTCCCAGACGCAATGACTGCCATCAACATGCAATCATTCAAGCTCGGCGACGGTACAGCTATCGATATCAAGAAAGGCGTCAGCGCAACCATCAAAGTCGCCGACCGCCCTATCGCTTACTCCTGGCTTCGCGCGCACCACCACGGAGCCATCATCAAGAATACAGTCAACGTGCCGTTCGGCGGCGGGCAGGACGAGCTCGCACAAGAGGTCAAAGACTTCTTGGATGCCAAGGAACTGGAATACGATGCGAAGATTGCAATCCATCCCGGAACTCTCAACGCCTGGGCGAAAGCTCAACTTGAGGCCGGCAACGAAATTCCTGAAGCTATCAATGCCTTTGAGTATTCGGTAGCCAAGGTGACCACGCCGTAAGGGGCTGGCGGCACTTCACAGCCCAAATCAATAGGTATTTCAATCATGGCAAAATCAAGTGAAAAAGCAGTAACCAAGGCAGCGGCAACCGCCCTCGCCTTACCAGCAGACCTGATCGTCCCTAAGGGCGCAGGCCTTGAACATGCAGACGCTGAGTCGTTCGCGATTCCTTTCCTTGTGATCCTGCAAAAAGGCACACCACAAGCTGACGAAGACAATGAAGCCTATCTTGAAGGTGCCAAACAGGGCATGTTCTTAGATACGGTGGCCAATGTCTACTATGACGGCGTCGCAGAGAACCTGGGAATCATTCCAGTCTTCTACCGTCGTGCATTCATCGAATGGAAGCCCGAGCGCGGTGGTTTCGTGCAAGAGCATTCAGTCGCTGAAGCAGCCGACATGACGTGGAATCGGGACGAAGACGGTCGAGACATTCTGCCGAATGGCAACCAGATCGTTGACACCCGTTACCACTACGTGATTCTCATCCGAGGCGATGGTGCGCTTCAGCCGATGGTCATCACGATGACGTCAACGCAAGTCAAGAAGAGCAAACGGCTCAACAGCGATCTCGATCTTCAAATCAGGAGCAACGGCCTCGCCGCCACGTTCCAGACGAAGTACAAGATCGAGACCGTCGCAGAAAGCAACGAGCATGGCACATGGCGTGGGTGGAACATCACACGCGCTGGCTTGGTCGAGGACCAGGACCAGTTAGACGCAGCCGTCTCGTTCTACAAGGCGATCAAGTCCGGCGAAGTAAAGGAAGCCACCGATTCCTTGACCCCAACCGGCGCCGCTGCCAGTGATGCAGGAGCCACCGATCCGGCATTCTAAGCAGCACAACCTG